CCCGTGGACAACTACGACGATCCAGCGCTCACAGCAACCATCGACAAGCTCTACACGACCGTTGGCGGCCATGTTTTGCTTGACACAGGTGAAGTGTTCCAGCAGTTCATTCCAGCCTTCCAAAAGCTCATCCAGCAAGCCCAGCAAAAGGCTCAAGCGGCTCAAGGTCAACTGCCACCCGATGCTCAGGTCGTCAAAGACACCAGCATGGCAGAGACTCAGCGCAAGACTCAAGACGATGCTGCGAACCACCAGTACGAGCAACAAAAATTGCAAGCGGACATGCAAAAGCACGCCATGGACAATCAAACAAAGATTGCCATTGAAAACGCCAAGCTGACGCACGAAGCAATTTCAAACATGGTGCAACCCGCACCATCCATGCCGCAACCCGCGGCGCAACCCGCAGCACCTGCTGCACCACAACCTCAAGGAGCGCCAAATGGCATCTGATAACGAACAACGCAGCATCAACGTGCCACAGCACAAACGCTTGGCTCAAGGTGCGCCCATCAACGGTCAAAGCATGAAAGACACAGGCCAGAAAAAACAAGGTGGCTTGGCTCACGTGCCAAAGAAACATAAATGATTGAACAACTGATCCATGTGATCAAGGTGCGCCAGCAAGAGATTGCGCAATCGTTGATGGCAGGCAATGCCGTCACGTTTGAGGCGTACCAGCGTATGGTGGGCGAAGCGCAAGGGCTGAAATACGTCCTTGACTCGTTTGATCGTATGGCGGAAGAAGAAGAAAACAAAGAATAAGACCCTAGTCCTTGGGTCTGAGGCCGCGCTGCAAAGCGCTTTAACGATGCACCTGCAATATGGTGTCAAAAGGAGTGAGTATGAGTGAGAAAGACCCGATCCCCACGATTGAGGGGGACGATAGCGTGCCTGATCCAGATCAACTGGCATGGGCATTTCCTAACGTCAAGCCGGGGCAAGCACCCTTTGGCGGTCGAGTGATTGTGCAACTGCGTCGAATCAAAAAGACGTCTGGCCGCATCATCATCGTTGACGAGACAAAAGAGAACGAGAAGTGGAACAACATGATCGGCAAGGTCGTGGCGCTTGGACCATTGGCGTTCAAAAACCGCGACACCATGCAGCCATGGACTGAAGGCGCATGGGCAGAGGTGGGCGACTTTGTGCGCGTGCCTCGTTGGGGTGGCGACCGCTGGGATCGACCTGCACCTGACACCAAAGATGGCGAAGACCCAGTGCTCTTCATGACCATCAACGACCATGAATTGATTGCCAAGATCACCGACAACCCACTGTCATTCAAAACATTTGTCTAACAAGGAAAAACCATGTCAGAAAAAGACGAAAAAGCAGTAGAACTGCAAGTTTCCGAGGCTCAAGATGGCTCCGCAGTCATTGATTTGCCCGAAAACTTTATAACTGATGATGAGGATACGCCTCAAGAAGCAGTACAAAAGGATGAACCAGTCGGTTCAACCGACTCAACAGACGAAGCAGACCATCCAGATGACTCAGATGCCGTGCGTGAAGCCAAACGAGCACGTCGCCGAGCCAAAAAAGACCTGATTCGCAAGACAAACGAGGAAAAAGACCTTCGTTTGCAACAACTTCAACGTGAAAACGAAGAGTTCAAGCGCCGTTTGGCCAGTGTGGAAGACCGCACACGCCAAAACGACCTTGCACGCATCGACAAAGGCATTGAAGACAGCCAAGTCCGCTACGAATACGCCAAAATGAAGCTGGCGGAGGCTGTGAGCGGCAATGATGGCCATGCCATGGTGGAGGCGCAAGAGCTTTTGGATCAAGCCAAGCAAGAGATTGCCCAGTTGAGCCAATACAAGCGTGCAGCCGTCGATCAACAACGCCAACAACCCCAGCAACGTAACGATATTCAGCTTCCTGATCCTGCTGTGCAGCGTAATGCCGCAGAGTGGATCAAGCGCAATGGCTGGTACAACCCCAATGCAACCGACCGTGATTCATTGATCGCCAAGAAGCACGATGAAGCACTGATTGCCGAAGGCTGGGACGCTTCTGATCCAGATTATTGGCAAGAACTTGACAGCCGCTTGCAAAAAGCATTACCACACCGCTACAATGTGTCCAAAGACGTTAATTCTGACGTTCGCAAACCGAGGAACACTGTGGCTAGTTCTGGTCGTGAGGCTTCAGCATCATTTGGGGGCAGTAACCGCTCCCAGTTTGTTTTGACACATGAGCGTGTCAAGGCAATGAAAGATGCTGGCGCGTGGGATAACCCCACACGCAAAGCCAAGATGATTGAAAACTTCATCAAATTCGACCGTCAAAACCGCAATTAATACTTGGAGAACATAATGGAATCCGTGTACACACTTTACATTGCGACAAACATCGTTAATGGCAAGCAGTATGTCGGACTGTCCAAAGAATTCCAAAAGCGCTTGATTTCACACAAGTGCGCCAAAACAAAGTCAGCATTTCATGCCGCCATCAAAGAATATGGTTTTGACAAATTTGTCTTTTCACATATTGCTGATGCTTTTGACTTGCAGTCGGCTTGCGATTTGGAGCGCATGTTGATTCAACAACACAACACACTGAGTCCAAACGGATACAACCTAACGGTTGGCGGTCAAATAGGGCCAGTTGGATACAAACACAGCGCCGAAACGAAACAAAAAATTCGTGAAGCAAACCTCAACAAAAATCATTTGGTCAAAGAAAAATTTGCAAAAGCTCAACTTGGAAAAGAACGTGATGCCGACTTTCGCGCAAATGCAAGCGCAAAAATGAAAGAAGTTTGGGCAAAACGTAAGCAAGCAAAAGCTGAAGCAAACAAAATTCTTTCCAATATTCAAAATAAGGAGTACTATCATGACTGATAGTCGTCTCAAAAAATCTCTCAACGCTGGTGGTCGCCAAGACCGTTCAAACGGGGAAGCATCCCACGCAGCGCCTGAAGATAAGTTCATTTCTACGCAGGAACGTCGCAAGATGTGGAGCGAGGAGTGGACGCAATCAGCATTGCCAAAGCTGCCCAACATGGATGGGTGGCATCTCTGCTGGCTTTCGACAACCAACAGCTACGACTCCATTGATAAAAGGATTCGCCTCGGTTACGTTCCCGTTAAATCGGAAGAGTTGCCTGGCTATGAAAATTATCGTGTGAAGGCGGGTGAGCATGTTGGGTATATCTCGTGCAACGAAATGTTGTTGTTCAAATTGCCCATGGATGTGTATCAGGAAATCATGTTGTATCAACATCATGAGAAGCCTCAAGAAGAAGCGGATAAAGTCCGTGTTCAACTGGAAAGCCTCCAAGGTCAACGCGATAGCAATGGCAAACGTCTCGTGGATGTCGAGGGCGACGGAATTGGCAGTTTTGATAATCAACCAAGCAAAACGCCCGTATTTTCGGGTTAACCTTTAGGAGTATTCAATGAGTGCAACCTCTGCTCCGTTTGGCTTGCGTCCTGCGTTCCACCCCTCTGGTCTGGATCGCGCTCAGGCGCTCGCAAACGGTATCACTTCGGGTTTGGCTGTCAACATTTTGAAAGGCCAACCAGTCGTCTACACAACCGCCGCTACCGTCGGTTCAACTGGTGCTGCTAACGGCACCATCATCCCTGCTGGCACACCCGGCAACAGCGCTGCTACCTCTGGCTACCAAGTCGCAGGCGCATTCGCTGGTGTTGAGTGGACTGACACCACAGGTCGTCGCCGCATTTCGAACTACTGGCCTTCTGGCACCGCATACCAAACCGGTTCTTGCGTTGCTTACTTCTACAACGACGAAAAAATCGTGTACGAAATTCAAGCCGATGGTTCTTTGGCGCAAACCTCTATTGGTAACGAGTACAACTTCAGCAACATCACCGCTGGTTCCACAACCACTGGTCTGTCGCAAGCTACTTTGGCTGTTGCATCCGCTCAAACGGTCGGTGCACAAGGTCAAATGCGCGTGGTTGACTTGGCTCCATACGTGGACAACGCTTGGGGTGATAGCTACACGATCGTTCGTGTGACATTGCCGTATGTTCAATTTGTTGCTGCTACTACAGCAGTTGTTTAATTAAGGAGCTAACAAATGGCAGCCCCGATGCGCAGTACGGACTTCCGTTCAATTGTTGAGCCTATCCTCAACGAATGTTTCGACGGAGTCTATGACCAACGTGCCGACGAATGGAGCCGTGTGTTCCGTGAAGAAGACGGCATTCCACGTAACTACCACGAAGAACCCGTTTTGTACGGGTTCGGTGCAGCTCCCCAGTTGCCCGACGGTACTCCAGTGACCTACCAACAAGGTGGTGTTCTGTTCTTGAAACGCTATGTGTACAAAGTGTATGGCTTGGCCTTCGCTTTGACCAAAGTGTTGGTCGAGGACGGTGACCACATTCGTTTGGGTCAAGTCTATGCACGCCACTTGGCACAATCTTTGGTGGAAACCAAAGAATTGTTGGCCGCTAACGTGCTCAATACCGCTTTCAACAGCACATACGCTGGCGGTGATGGTGTTTCTTTGATCAACACTGCTCACCCCATCGTGAACGGCACTTTCAGCAACCAGTTGGCCACCGCCGCTGTTTTGTCCCAAACTTCTTTGGAACAAATGCTGATCCAAATCCGTCAAGCTGTTGACAACAACGGTAAAAAAATCCGTTTGGTTCCACGTCAACTGATCGTGGCTCCCGGCAACATCTTCCAAGCTGAAGTTCTGTTGAAATCTGTGCTCCGCACTGGTAACGCCAACAACGACATCAACCCAGTGAAATCCATTGGTTTGTTGGACGAAGGCGCTGCCGTGTTGAGCCGTTTGACCAGCTCGACAGCATGGTGGGTGCAGACCGACGCTCCCGAGGGCTTCAAGCTCTTGATGCGCCGTCGTCTGGAGAAAACCATGGAAGGTGACTTCGAAACTGACTCTATGCGCTACAAAGCCACAGAGCGTTATGACGTTGGCTTCACAGACCCCCGTTGTGCCTACGGTACACCCGGCGTCTAAACCAAACAGGGCTGGTCTAAAAAGCCAGCCCTTTTTTTAAACCCTGAGTGGTTCAAGCCACAAGGAAGAAAAAAATGCCTCAATTTAGCGATGACCTATTCTTGGGTACTGCCCAAGGTTACATTGGTACAAACAACACAAACTCTGAAGCGGTGATCACTGGTTCGGTGACTGGCACGGTCATGACTGTGACAGCCATGAACTCTGGTGACTCTTTGGTTCTCGGCCAATTCGTGTCTGGCACTGGCATTACTGCTGGGTCATACATCACTTCTTTCGGCACTGGTGC